AGTGGTGGCAGAGTGAAGAGACTGTGATACCATACATATGTTCAACCGATCGTAAACCCCATAGGTACTTTGTTGATCTTCATATACGAACACAGTCTGGTCGTACCCTCATAGTAGAGATAAAACCTCATGCACAAACCCTACCACCTAAACGTAAAAAATTAAACGAAGCATTAACCTATATGAAGAATACATCTAAGTGGAAGTATGCAAAGAAGTATGCAGATGATAGAGGTTTTGAGTTTCAAATATGGACAGAGCATGAATTAGAAGCTATGGGTATACGGACAATGACACTTGGCTTCAAAGCAAGTAAGACAAAGACAGGTAAGAGAATATGGAAAACATTAACTAAGCGCAAGAAAAAGGTATAAATATAGTTATGGCTAAACAAGAACAGAGCGACGGCAAATTAGAATTATCTCTAAGAATATTAGGGAATGAAATAATAGGATTTAAAATGGTGGTAGATGATTTTAAATTAAAGTTCCTGTTAGGAGGCATAGCTGCTCTTGGTATTATAGCATATATTATGGTAGTATTCGGACCATCACTCGTGGAGACATTTAACAATGGCTAGTTTATTCGATAAGTTAGAATCAGAAGCATTCCGTAAAGGATTAGCGGCTAGATCAAAAGAAGCAAACAATTGGTTCTCTAAGAACGTTAAGAAGCTTGGACCATTAGGTAAGCGTGTATTAAAGGATGATAGATTAGTAACAAGGCAAAGTGCTAAGACAGGCGAGATGGTAATGTACACATATAATCCTAAGCTTAAAAAAACATTGCCTTACTATGATACATTCCCTTTAACGATTGTTGTTGGTAAAGCACCAGATGGTTTTTATGGTATTAACTTACATTACCTACCACCTAAAATACGTGCAATCTTCTTAGACAATTTAAATAATATAGCAAACAACCAAAAATTTAATATTACAACTAAATTTAAAATAACTTATAATTTATTAAAAGCAACAAAGAACTATAAATACTTTAAACCGTGCTTTAAACATTATCTAACAGCAAATGTATCTTCAAAAATAATGAAGGTTCCTGCATCGGAATGGAATATAGCAATTTTTTTACAGACAGCATCATTCAAGAAAGCTAGTGAAGGCAAAGTGTGGGCTGATTCAAGGAAACAATACTAATGGCAATGAAGCAAAGCATAGATGACATGAAAGCGTTGTTGGATCGCCGTGGTGGTATAGCACGAGGTAATAGATATGAAGTGATGATTACTCATCCCTACACCCCAACAAAAGCAATAAATGACCCTGCTGAAGATCATAGACATCAAGTTGGTAGACAACGAGCATATGAAAACTCTGCGCAAGGCCGAGCTAATAAAAGTGACAGTCCTATGGCTAATTTTCTTCAAGGTCCAGAAGTTACATACATGTTATGTACAGGCGTAAGTCTTCCAGGTAAACGTATATCCACAACTGAAGCTACCCACGATCATAACCTTGCAAAGAAGCCTTACTCAATGGCTACTGATGAAGTCTCAATGACCTTCTTGTTAACAGGTGATTATTATATTAAAAAGTATTTTGATATGTGGATGAATATGATTATAGATAGCACAGCCAATCATTATAAGACAGCATATAAGTCAGACTATGTTGCTGATGTAGAAATAAGAGCCCTACAAGGAAATGAAGATAGTATTGTTGGATATGGTAATCTATTAGAAAATGCTTACCCTATACAAATGAGTGCAGTTGAATTAAGCAATGCCTCAGATGGTTTAATGGAATTAACTATCACATGGGAATATGATAACTGGCGTGCACTTGATATTGATAAAGGATTTAAGTCAGCTAGTACTGAAGATAAATGGACTCACCCTGGTGAGAGAACATCTGGTCAAGTACCACCAATGTCAGGTGAAGAAACATACAATGGTCCAGGAGCCAGAGATTCTGGTACTCAAGGTTCAGGACCAAGAAATGAAGAGGTTGGAGTTGAAGTGCCTCGACCAGGACCAAGAACATCTGGACAAGGTGCACCATTTAGTGGAGGATATACTCCTTCAAGACCGGGTTCTAGAACGTCTGGAGTCGCAGCGCAAGAAGCTTATCAAAGTAATAAACGTGGTAACATGGCGGATTATAGTGCGGCATTAGCTGAAGCTGCGAGGAAAGCAAGAGAAAAATAATTTAATAATAATGGAGTAATATTGATATGTTGCCAAAACTAGCAACCCCAAAGTATGATATGATTGTGCCCTCAACAGGCAAACCTATAACATATAGACCATACGTGGTCAGAGAAGAGAAGATATTGTTAATAGCAATGGAATCTCAAGATGAGAAACAAATTGAGAATGCTGTTCTTAATATTATCAGAGAGTGTGTAGAATCACCTATTGATATAGATTTATTAACAACGTTTGATGTGGAATTCATGTTTGTGACTTTACGAAGTAAGTCGGTTGGTGAAGGTATTAAACTAGGTCCAAGCTGTACACATTGTGATGAAGAAAATGAAGTAAAGGTTAACCTAGATGACGTCACAGTAGCTAATCTTGGTAAGGAAGTTGATACACATATTAAATTAACAGATGATATATCTCTTGATTTAAAATGGACTACCATGAAAGATAGGAATAATGATTTAACAAAGGAGTCAGAAACTGAAACAATTATTAATTTAATGATGGCTTCTGTTGAAACAATTTATAGTGGAGAAGAAATTCATACTGTAAAGGATGTTCCTGAAGAAGAAGTAAGAGAGTTTATTGAAAGCTTGAATACAGATCAGTTCGAATCGATTGTGAATGTATTAGCTAAAGCGCCATATTTAAGTTATAATATAAATTATAATTGTAAGAAATGTAAGAAAGAGAACACTATAGAGTTAAAAGGATTAATTGATTTTTTTCAATAGCCCTTTCTCACAGTAGTGTAGTAGGTTATTATAAACTAAACTTTACGTTGATGCACCAACATAATTTTAGATTAGAAGAGCTTGATGATATGATGCCGTGGGAAAGGGAAATCTATACTTCTCTTTTAAGACAGCACATTAAAGAATTAAACGAACAGAGGAAGAAGGGCAATGGCTAAAGACGATAACAAACAGGGTAATTCATTGTTAGGCAGTATAGTAAGTGAATTAAAACAGCTTAATCGTGCAAGTGTAAAAGACAAACTTAGAGATGCCGAAGCCCTAAAACGTGCCGAGAGTTTAGCAGCTTCTCAAGTAGTGCAAGCTCAAGAGTCTGGTGCAATAGTCACTGATGCACAAGACTTCCAACGTAGGTTCTTAGCTGGTCAATCTAGAACAGAATTTAATGCTGCAATCAAAGATCGACCTGCGAAATATTTTGCTCAACAAACTTTAATTAGACACTCTGAAATTCAAACTGAGTATCTGAAAGATATTTCTGCAATGGCAACTCAAGGTGTGATCGAAAATTACCATTTTTTGAACGAAATTTCAGAACTTATTTCCAAGCGTTGGACCAGTTCAAAGCCTGCTAAACCAGCAAGTTCATCTACTGGTGGCACTGGTGGCTTTAGTAGTGAAATGCTTGCCAGCGTTAATCTAGTAAAAGTTAATAGTGATGCATTAGTTCAAACTAGTTCTAAAATTAAAAACATTAATCATCAAATATTAGATTTCTTAAAAGCAGATAAGCTTGATAGGTTACAACAGTTTAATACTTCTCAACGTAGTGCAGAAGAAGCACGTAGAGAAGCTATAAAGAATGCAGGACGTGGTAGTGGTACAGGCCTGCCTACTGGTAGTGGTTCTGACGATGATAGTGGTGGTATATTTGCTTGGATGAAAAATATGTCGAAAACAGAGATGGCGGGTATCGGAGGGGGTCTTCTAGCATCATGGATAGCAGTTAAAAAATTCTTTAAGAAGGGAGGTGGTTTTGCTAAAAAACTAGCAGCTAGATTAGCACTTGTTGGTAGTAAACTTTTTGGTAAGAAAGGAACTAAAGCCATGAGAGGTAATTTCAGAATGTGGCATGTTTTACTTGCGGGTATGATTGTTAGTTCATTTGTTGGTGCATCGGAAAATACGTTAAATGAATTCGGAGAAGAACAATCAGACACTGCAGATGGTTCAGCTGGAGCTTCTCCAGAAGATGCTTCTATTTTTACTTTTCGGAATGCTGTTGATGCTGCACTAATTGCTACAATGCTTCCACTTAAATCAATGACAACTAGAATTGCTGCAGGGGTGAAACTAGGATTAACAAAAATGTTTAGTGGGGCTGGTAAGAATACTTTAAGAGGCAAGATGTGGAAAGCAATGTCTAAGCCAACTAACTGGGGGAAAGTTGGTAGCAAATTCCTAAGATTCTTTGGACCTTGGGGTTTAGCTGCATTCGCTGTAATAGAAATAGTTGATTGGAGACTTAATGCTATAAAGAATCAACAAAAAGAAAATGATGATCTTATGACAGAGATGAATGCAGTAGATAGTGAAGATGGTGCTGCAGACTTCATGTCCAATGTTGATATGAGTAAGTTTAAATTTAAAGAACAGGGCCCAATGCAGTTTGCTAATCCAAATACAAAGTCAAAGAACAACGTTAAAATGTTATTGACGAC